TGAAGAAATTTTGCGATTGACCAAAAATCCCAAGAACCCGTCATTGACCATTACTTTGAAATCACAAGACGCTACTAATCAGGACAAGGCCATGAAATACGCCAATATGATTGAACATACTCGTCTACGGGATGTGGTGAAATCGGTACGCGTCTATTATGACCCATTGGATGAAAATACGGTCATTGAAGAAGACCGAGACATGATGGAGCATTATTTTGAATATGAGAAATTGGTCCAAGAAACGACCCAACAAGAATTTCAATCCAAAACTAATTCTCAATCCAAATGGGTCATTCGATTGGAAATGAATGCAGATATTATGTTGGACAAAAATATTCGCATGGATGATATTTATTTTGCCATTAACAAAGTTCATGGAGAGAAAATACAATGCAAATATAGTGATTACAATGCGCAAAATCTAGTTTTCCGTATTCGTCTTATTGTAACGGACTCAAAAGCAGATAAGCAACTCGACAGTGCCGACCAAATATACTTGCTCAAGAATTTCCAAGAATCTTTGTTGAAAAAGACCATTTTACGCGGTGTGAATAATATATCCAAAGTATTACCTCGTAAAGTACCCAATTCTGTAGTTAAAGAAGATGGTAAATATGTACGAAAAGATACATGGGTATTGGATACCACCGGTACCAACTTCTTAGAAGTGTTAGGATTGTCTTTCATTGATACGAAATACACCTACAGTAATGACATTTATGAAGTCTACAAGACACTCGGTATTGAAGCGGCACGTCAGTGTATTTTAACGGAATTTGTAGAAGTGATGGAACATAGTGATGTATATATTAATTATCATCACTTGAGTGTATTATGTGACCGTATGACGTATAATGGAAAAGATATGGTGGCTGTATATCGTTCTGGATTCTTGAAAGATAACATTGGCCCTATTGCCAAGGCTACTTTTGAAATGCATACGGAAATGTTTTTGAATGCGGCACGTCATGGACATATGGATAATATGCGCGGTGTATCGGCCAATGTTATGTGTGGTCAGTACGGCTATTTCGGTACAGGAGCATTCAATGTTTTGTTGGATTTGGAAGCCATGGAAAAGAATAATGAAAATGCTGATGGAGTCCATTATCAAGATGGAAATTATGTATTTGAAAATGCCACGACCGGTGCTTCTACAGAAGAATTCTGTGGTAAGGATAATATCGTAGTGAATAATCACATTAAAGAACAAGCACAAGATGACATAGACGAAATGTGTGATGATGATTACGACATGGGTATCTAAATATTCTAATATTCCAATATTTCAAATCTTCACGGGTATAAGTATAATTGTTAACCCTTAAACCCTTGAAGATTTAAAATGGGACATAACAATTTGAAATGACGCCCAAAAATGCGTCCCATTTCAAATCTTCACTGGTATAAAAAAGCATATGTTATATATGCCTTTTTTTCTCGCAAAAAAGGGAAAAAATTGAATGATTCTATTAATATGGCTAAATACTCATAACAATCAAACTTATTTAAACATTACGTTACAATGAAATCTACTACTAATAAAACCCACAAGACTGTCGTGTCAAGAAGACACATGTCATCAACCACTACAACCAGTACACATTCTACAGTAAAGAAAAAACAACATAAATTGCTAACCAATAAAGCCAAGGTGGTAATCGATGCACCGAAAAAAAAAGTCGCACCGAAGAAAAAAGTCGCACCGAAAACTGTAGAAAAAGAGTTCCGTTTGTTTGATTTTCAAGCATTCGATGACCGTATTAATGTGGGGGAAACCGATGACCGGTTTATTACTACGTTTATGATCCGTATGTTTGGCATCAATACCGAAGGCGAAACATGTGTCATTACTGTAGACGATTACAAACCGTTCTTTTACATTCAAGTACCGGGTCACTTTAATCGTGACCGGGTTGATGCCTTGTTTCACGAAATCCGAAATGACGATGATTACCCGAAATATCGAAAGTCCGAATTCGTCAGTACCGAGTTGCAAACCCATAAACGGTTATATCAATTCACCGGTGATTTGTCATACAAATTCGTCAAACTCACATTTTCTACAGTACGCACACTTCGGTCCGTCAAAAATATACTCATGGGAATAAGTTATGATGAAACAAATACTAAAAGCGAAAAAGAATTGAAAAAATTTACTATTTATCCGATTTACGAAAGCGGAATACCGCCTTTGTTGCGCTATTTCCACATTTTCAACATAAGTCCATCTGGTTGGATCCGCCTAAATCACAGCGAAACATTACCGGTTCAACACGGCAAATTATCCAATTGTACTCATGAATACATCTGTACAGTAAATCAAGTACATCCTTTACCGGAAAAGGAAACTCCAGTTCCGTACAAAATCGCGAGTTTTGATATTGAAGCCAGTAGTAGTCACGGTGATTTTCCATTGCCCATTAAAGATTACAAACGGCTTGCTTCGCAAATCATTGATCTTCTACTGGCTAAACAACAAAAACAGCAATTTAATAGTGCGGCCATTAATATGCTCCTGAAAAAGGCCATTAAAACGGCATTTGGCTTTGAATCATTGGACAACATTGATTTGGTGTATCCAAAATATCCCAAAACAAAGGAACAAATTGTGAATGCCTGTAAAACCATTTTGGAAACGAAAATTGCCGATGAAACTGTACAGAACCAGAACAATGAATTGTCGAAAGCCGTGGAATTCTTTGAAAAACGAAAAGAGGATAGTGGTGATGGTAATGGTGGTGGTGGTGGTGAGGGTGGTGGTAATGGTGATGAAAACTCATTTGTAGGTTCTGGTTTTGTGGAAGAAATAGGTGGAGGAAATAAGAAAAACACCGGAAAACAGAGCATATTAACTTATACAAAAGAAGATCAGATGAAAACCATTGGTGAATATTTAGTAGAAAGTATTCACACAAGAGAAGAACGCATTCAAACGCTAAATACTTTATTTACGAATTTGATTGAATTTCAAAAATTACCACCGTTAAAAGGAGATGAAATTACGTTCATTGGGACTACTTTCATTCGCAATGGAGAACCAGAACCGTACAAAAGCCACTGTGTTGTAGTGGATACTTGTACTGCAGTGGACGGGGTGGAAATCCAAAGCGTACCCGATGAAAAACAATGTGTTTTGAACTGGACGGATTTGATTCAAAAAGAAGACCCCGATATTATTATTGGGTATAACATATTTGGTTTTGATTACCAGTTCATGTTTCAACGGGCCAAAGAGTTGGATATTGTAGAGGACTTTTGTAAATTATCGCGTATAGAAGACGAAATTTGCGCAAAGAAGAATTACAAAGACCAATCATACCGATTGGACCATACACAGAACCGGTTGGCCAGTGGTGATTATGACCTTCATTACCCTTGTATTTCGGGGCGTTTGCAAATCGATCTACTGTTTTACTTCCGCCGGGATTATAATCTATCGTCGTACAAATTAGACGATGTGGCTGGTACCATGATTCGTGATGATATCAAAGGCATTGAACCCATTGAATCGACCGGTAATAGTATTCTGTACAGTAAAAACCTGGCCGGGTTACATGTGGGTGCTTTCATTCATTTGGAAATCACGAGTTTTACTACGGATTATTATGCCAGTGGACGGAAATTCAAAGTATTGGAAATCGCGAAAGGAGTTACTGTAGAAGAATCGGGCACGTCGTCGGAATACGTGAGTCCGGGTCAATACAATGTTATCACCATTGAAGGCCATCATCCTACATTGAATCCTAAGAAACAGAACCTGAAATGGGGCATGGCAAAGGACGATGTATCGCCACAGGACATTTTCCGATTGTCTAAAGAGTCGGCTGCGTCGCGTGCGATTGTAGCGAAATACTGTATTCAGGATTGTAACTTGGTTCATCATTTGATGAAAAAGGTGGATGTATTAACGGGGTACAATGAAATGAGCCGGATTTGCAATGTGCCGATTTCGTTTTTAGTATTCCGCGGTCAAGGAATCAAATTGACGAGTTATGTGGCTAAAGTCTGTCGGGAAAAGGGGACATTGATGCCGGATTTGAAGAAAGTAGAAAATGATGATGGATATGAGGGTGCTATTGTATTACCGCCGAAATGCGAAATGTACGGTGAAAATCCAGTGGCCTGTGTGGATTATTCATCACTGTACCCTTCGATCGCAAAAGGGTGGAACCTTTCGCCGAATAGTAAAGTATGGACGAAAACGTTTGATTTGAATGGTCAATTGGTGAAAGTCAACGATAAGCCGGTTGTATCGGAAACACAACGGGACAAACTACTTTTGGCGGCGGCAAAATACGATAATGTAGACGGATACAAATACATCAATGTAACATTTGATAATTTTGAACAACACAGAAAAGTGAACAAAGAAGGGAAGTTCTTGAAAATGGAAAAAATCAAATCGGGATACAAGGAAGTCCGGTGGGCGAAATTTCCTCATGGTCAAGAAGGAATCATTCCTTGTATTATTGGTGATTTGCTAAAAGCCCGTAAAGAAACCCGTAAACAGGCCGAAAGTGAACCCGACCCCTTTTTAGCAAACGTATTGGATAAACGTCAATTGGGTTACAAAGTCACGGCGAACTCTTTGTACGGTCAAATGGGTTCTAGTGTATCGACTTTCTTTGAAAAAGATGTGGCTGCTTCGATCACATCGATTGGTAGACAAATGATTACGTACGCAAAGCGGATGGTGGAAGAAATTTATGGAAATTCAGTCTATGAATTAAAATCGGGTTCGGGTGTTCGTATTGTTGGTACGAAATCGCAGTACGTGTATGGAGATAGTGTTGCTAATTATACACCAGTATGTATTCGGGTTGACGATACAGTTCAATTGGTTACAATCGAAAGTTTGGCTGAAAAATATGGGGCTGATGAATGGAAATCCTGTACAGAACCTGGCAAACAAACGAAAGAATTTTGCGAATTAAGTGGTGTAGAATCGTGGACCGAAAATGGATGGACACCTTTAAAACGCGTCATTCGGCATACACTAGCTTCTCATAAAAAAATGCTTCGTGTTCTTACGCATACAGGCGTTGTAGATGTAACGGATGACCATTCTTTAGTAAAACCGGACGGCCAAGAAATTTCTCCTAAAGAGGTTACTGTAGGAACTGAATTATTACACCACAATTTACCGATTGATGAATATGTTCATGATTTGGTTACGGTAAATGAAGCCCGAATCATGGGGTTCTTCTTTGGAGATGGTAGTTGTGGTTCGTATCACTGTACATCCGGGACGAAAAATTCGTGGGCACTGAATAATTCGTCTATGGAAACCCTTAACTACTATAAAACATTGTGTGAAGAAACCTATACTGATTATGAATGGAAAATATTACCTACATTAGAATCATCAGGTGTTTATAAATTAGTGCCTAAAACTAGAAAATACGGTGGGATTGTAGAGTTTGTAAAGAAATATAGAAACATGATGTATGATTCATCATCATCATCCAAAATTATACCAGATATAGTATTGCAAAGTACATTTGAAATTAGAAACGAGTTCTTTAATGGATTATATGATGCGGATGGCGATAAAGATAGTCATGGATATATTCGTATAGACCAAAAAAGCCAACTCAGTGCGTCGCACATTTATTATTTATCAAAATCTATTGGTTGGAACGCTTCTATCAATACACGAAGCGATAAGCCCAATATATATCGAATTACATTAACGAAAAGTTATCAAAGAAAGAATCCCATTGCGGTAAAGAAAATTTATCCCATTGAATATGATGGTTACGTGTACGATTTAACGACTGAAAATCATCATTTTGCCGCCGGTATTGGTAATATGATTGTACACAATACGGATAGTGTGTTCTTTACATTCAATTTAGAAGATCCTGAGACTGGTGCCCCAATCCGTGGAAAAGATGCATTGGAAATCACTATTGAAATTGCACAAGAAGCCGCGCAATTGTGCTCTTTGTTCTTACCACCACCGATGAAATTGGCCTATGAAAAGACACTCATGTCTTTTATCTTGTTGTCGAAAAAACGCTATGTCGGTATGCTGTACGAATTCAACCCCAATAAAGGTAATCTCAAATTCATGGGACTGCCATTGAAACGCCGTGATTCTTGTGATTATTTGAAAGATGTATACGGTGGTATACTGACGATTTTGATGAAAGAACCCGACAATGTCCAAAAGGCCATTGAATTCTTGAATGATTCTCTACAGTCTTTAGTAGACGGTAGCGTATCTATTGATAAATTGGCCTTGACGAAATCCTTACGGAGTAACTATAAGAATCCTATGCAAATTGCACACAAAGTTTTGGCTGAACGAGTAGGTGAACGTGAACCCGGTAATAAACCCAAACCAGGTGACCGTATTAAATACGCCTTTATTGAAAACAAGGGGCAGAAATTATTGGGTGACCGAGTAGAAACCTTGGATTTTATTGCGAAAAATAAGATACCATTGGATTACCATTATTATATTACAAATCAATTAATGAACCCACTTCTACAGTTATTTTCATTGGCTTTAGACAAAGTATACAAATACAAGAAAATGAAGCAAAAGCAAATCATAGAACTGCATTCTATATTGGACCAAATGTATCAAGATTGTGATGGATTGATTGAACCGTACATGAAAAAACGGGAAAAGTACTGCTCTGCTGAAGTAAAACGGTTGTTGTTTGAACCGTTCTTAGTGAAGATCTATAATAATCAACATGGCATTAGAACCTTGAAACAGTTCTGGGGTTGAGGGAACCTAAAGGTTCCCCCACACCCCCTCCTGAGGGAACCTAAAGGTTCCCCCACACCCCCTCCGTTCCACGTTATGCTTTTTGTATAGGGCATCGCGGAGCCAGGGGGTATAGGGGGATGTATCCCCCACGCGGAGCCAAGGGGGTATGGGGGATGTATCCCCCAGCAAGACGCGGAGCAAGGGGGTATGGGGATATATCCCCCAATATATTCTTCTGTAGTATATATACATTAAAGTTTTTGTATTACTTTTTAAATGTTTAGTAGAATAGGTAATTTAATCTACCGTTCATCAGAAAGTAAAAACTCGGCTTCGTATGTGAATCGACAAAGTCTGAATTTAACTTTGGATCCAAGTGGAACGGATTTTGTAGAATACAGTACAAATAGTGCTTATTTTACAGACGCCCATTCTTTGATTCCAAATTCAGACAGTCAAACCACTACCACTGCCTTGAAATTACAAGATTCTTCTACCCCTGCCAACAACTTTTTTTTATCGACTTTAGGTGATTTTACATTGTGTGTGAAACATAAACTCAATACATCTTCTACTTCCAGTGATCTTCTTAGTCACTATTTTACTAATCCTCAATACGATATTTCATTTACTGAGCCTTATATACGTGAAAACTCTCCATTTAATGTGATTGTCTCAAAAGCATCAGATGATCCAATTCAATACGAAGTCTCTGGTAATCTAACTGCTGCTGATTTAACCAATGGAGACATTTCCGGTACTCTCTCTACTGTAGAAAGTATATTGCCGTTTACTTTGAATACCGGAACGGGTGGCAATGATTTCGTGTTTTTATTGAAGAATCTCGATGTCAGTTTGAATGCCCCTATTTACAGCCAATATTATGTAACAACGAGCACCAATATTTTAGGCGAAACCGTTTTTGCCTTTTCTCCTACAGGAACCGAAGGAACTTATAATAACCAATTGGACTTATCTTTTGGTGCGAATTCTAAAATGGTTTTCGATGTCTCGCATGACACCATGACCGATATTAGTTTGGTCTTTGGTACTACTATAGATAATAGTACGAGTGTAAATGAATCTGTAGTGACTCGTACAAATGATTTGGTTATATTGGATATTAGTGCTGGTTATACGGGTGGCCCATTGGTATACTTTGAGGATACGAGTAGTGGTATGGGATATGTGTCTAGTAGTAGCGGAGCATCGGGTACTGCTCCACAATTATTGAATAGCAGTTTTGAAAGTAATACTTTAGTGGGAACTGGTAATACATTTGGTATATACCATGATGGAAGTACAACAAGTATAAATGATTGGACAACTATTGGTGTTGCGAGTGTTTATAATCGTACTTTTATATCAAAAGAAGGAGATCCAGACATGCCTATGCCTACTCCATTTGTAGATGGTTCCTATTGCTTGGGATTAGGAGTAGGGGGTAGTTCTGATGGTTCTTATTTTGGTCACTTACAACAAGCAATTACTTTACCAGTGAATAATTACAACTTATCATGGTATGATGTTAGACGTTCTACTGGGGGGGGGTACGACCAACCTAATAATACTCCACCGGTACGCATTAAAATTACAAAGGAAGCAGATTCTACAGTTATTCGTACACATGAATATTCAGTTACTAATACAGTCTGGACGGAAAAAACAACCTCATTTAGTATTACCGAAGAAGCCAGTTATATTGTTTCTTTTGAAACCTACGTTATTGATGGTAATACCGGACAAGCCGGTTTTGATAAAGTAACCTTTTCCATTGCTCCACCATCTATAAATAATTATACTGTAGACGTGTCAAATAATAGTATTTTCCGGTTGGATAGCGGTGATGGAAATGGTTTCGTCGATAAACTTGCGGTTGATTTCGCCAATAATAGTGGCACCACATACATATTTGACCAGTCCCATGCTTCCAACACTGGCAATACATTGGTAATAGGTACTACTTTTGATGATCCAACATCGATTGTATCGTCCGGTCTTACTATTATGGGTACTCCAGGTCAACCCGGTGCTTACACCAAATATGTGTCTCATGATTCTACAGTCCATTACTTCAGTTACCAAACATCGAATATGGGTTATAATCCCACTCCATAAAAACAAATCTATAAAATAAAATCACCTTTTATTCTATAATTTATGAGTGTGTTTAAAGGACACGACGATTTATCCTTGAATCGGTATTATTACTCTTTCTATAGTTTTTCGCAAGATGACCCGAATACTATAAAAAGTTTCGTATACGATCAAAACCAAACTTTGGTATCTTCCAAAGATATTTCCTTTAATTCCCGAAATATATCCGACATGTTGAGTTTCTTGGAAAATAGTCAAAGCAATCCATATGCTTTAGGCAAATCCAACGACGAATTTCTCAACATGGATATTACATTTGCTGGTCTTTATAAAAAGGCACTGACTGAAAACCAACAACAATCCTTGATGACTACCATCAATAAAACATACAAAAACGTGTATTATGGTACAGTGAAAACATTTACTATACAAGTAACTCAATCTTCTGCGGTACCCGTTTTTATTTTCAATGGAGATACCAGTGTGGAAAATCCCATGGTTCCCGTTGGAACTGTAGGATTGTATATATTTGACCAAAGTCATCCATCCAATGCTGGGTTTCCCATTGCATTTCGTAATATACAAAGCCCTTTTACTCCATATACCAATGTAATCGTAGAAGGAACGCCAGGTACACCCAATTCTTATTCGTTGGTATCGATAACGGATGTGTCAGCCCCTTTACTTGTAGAATATTATACTACTTCTACTGAAACCAATGCTGAGTCTATTTTTGGTGAATTATTGAATTATTTGTATCAAGTCAAGGTCGAGACCAATATTGTAGGGGACCCGGTATTTGGCATTCAATCACCCGGACAAAGTGCATATGTACTACAACCTGACTTGTCTTTTAATGAAGATGTTGCCTACTTTTATGTTGGTGACGATTCCATGGCCGATATTAGTTTGGTATTTGGTCCTACTGTAGATGATACTGCGAATGTGGTTGGAAGCCCATATTATGTAAAGATGGGAGATATTATTCGGTTGGATTTGACGAGTGGTTATACTGGTGACCCATTGGTGTACTTTGAGGATAGTAGTAATAATATGGGGTATGTGTCTAGTAGTAGTAATGGTACCGAGACTAACGTTGTACCTACGGTTCTTTGGTATAATTTTGATACCAGTACAGTAACCGGAAATACTATAACAAACGTTGCCACTGGTAGTAGTCTGGGAGATGCTGTTATGAAACGTTCTTCCATTGTTACAGATGTTACTAAGACCGGAAGTGGTTCATTATTATGTGTACGCGACTCAGGACAAATGCAATATGTAACCTTACCAAGCCTTACTTTACCTAATGAATTCACCATATGTTTTTGGCATAAGATGACACCAGATTCTGATTTTGCTAGAAACATATATTTATTGTATTTCTTGGGAGTGAATATAACTGCTCAATATTCTGATAAGCACACTATTGAAATTGAAGTAACTAACGGATCTTTTCAAATGCTCCTGAACGATTCACAAGTTGATAAACGATATGATTACGGTGCTTATCCTAATGACAATGCATGGCATCATCTTATGTTTACCAAATCTTCAACAGAATTTAAAGTGTATATAGATAATGTAGTACAAACGCCTGATAAAACTGTTAATATGGCTACCTTTTCATCAAGCATTTACAATAGTCATTATATATCTGGTAGATATGACTTATTAACTGGTACCGCTGATTTAAATATGGGTGGACACACCGATGATTATCGGTTTTACAACAAAGTCCTAGATAGCACAGAGAGAAATACTGTTTATACTTATGCGCCAACCCAACTTGAGTCATATACTGTAGACGTGTCTAATGATGTTTTCCGGTTGGATAGTGGCGATGGCAATGGTTTCGCGGATAAACCTCCAGTTGATTTCGCCAATAATAGTGGCACTATCTACGTATTTGACCAATCCCATACATCCAATGCAAACAACACTTTGGTCATAGGTACTGCCCCTGATATTTCATCTTCTATTGTATCATCCGGTCTTACTATTATGGGTACTCCAGGCCAACCTGGGGCCTACACCAAATATGTATCTGATGGTTCTACAGTATATTACTTCAGTTACCAGAATGAAAACATGGGTGAAGAACCGCCAATGTATACTGTAAAAGTAGTCGACCATGAAATAACCGGTGAAAAGGTATTTTCCTTTAAGGCACCTGGTGGAACTTTCATAAACCAACCTGATTTATCCTTTGGAGCCGGAGACAGATACCAATTCGATGTAAGGGATTCCACTATGACTGATATTAGTTTGGTATTTGGTCCTACTGTAGATGATAGTACGAGTATAAATGAGTCGGTTGTGACTCGTATAAATGATTTGATATTATTGGATATTAGTGCTGGTTATACTGGTGACCCATTGGTGTACTTTGAGGATAGTAGTGCAGGCATGGGGTATGTGCCTGGTTCAAGTATTACAATTGATACTAGTACTGATATTGATGTAACATTTAATACAGCAAACGCAAGTGCTTCCAATTATGGGTCATCATTTACACCTGATTTAGCCTTTAATAGTAATTATACACAGGGTGATTCGTGGATAACTTATTGGTCATCACCAAATAGATATGATTCTGGAGATAATTACCCCGGAACAACTAATACGATTGTAGATAATGTAACTATTTCAGGTGAATGGCTTCAAATGGACTTTGGTTCTGAAAAATATATTGGTAAATTTACATTATCTACTTTTAATGATTGGGATGATGTGAATACTGGTTTCATGACTGAATTTGTAATAGCCGGTTCAAATGATGGTAGTAATTTCACAGAAATAGGAACATATAATCAATCAAATATACTAAAATCACCTACAAATTATACTTCATCTGAAATTACTAGTACTAATGTTATTGCTTCTAGATATATTCGTTTAATTGGTGTAAAAGTAAGAATCAATATGGCTATTCGTGAATGGCAAATGAAAGAACACCATTTGAGTGAAGGTCCAATATATACTGTAGAAGTATCTAGTGATTCATTCTGGATACAAAGGCCTGAAGATAGTGGTTTAGTGGAGAAACCTGCAATCACTTTCAATGATAACACTACCTATATATTTGACCAATCCGATTCCACCAATGCAAACAACACATTGGTCATTGGTACTGCTTTTGATGATCCAACATCGATTGTATCATCTGGTCTTACTATTATGGGTACACCAGGACAACCCGGTGCTTATACCAAATATGTGTCTGATGGTACTCGGCTCTATTATTTCAGTTACCAGAATGAAAACATGGGATACGAGAAATCTCCACAATGATTATTTCATGTATTTTCACCAGAATTAGAAACTTATCGTATTGAGATTAGAGCAAAACGAGTAGGTCCATATAAACCAATGAATATAAATGTCATTAAAACAGATACTCTGGGTAATGAAACAACTACTTTAGTTGATACTATAGGACCAGGGACTGATTGGAATAATTTCAATTTAGATTTCACAGTAGAACCCAATGTTAACATGATAAGAATATCAATTGAAGGACTTTATGACTATGGGCCTATTAGTTTCACTGACATAGAATTTAATAGAGTCATTGTATTGGACCATGTTAAATTGTTCCGTGTGAATGATGATAACACTATTTCAACTACAAATTTATTAAAGGGTTATAATATGGATTTAAGTTCTAACGAAGCCTATTTATACGGTACTAATCATAACGGATGGGATATTGGTATTTCGAAAGTAGTGCAAATTACGTCAAATACAATATTTAATACTGATAGTGATGATGGTAATGTAATTTTATTACATAAATTGGGATCATTTTATCAAGATCTTGAAATTCAAAGAAATTATTCTTATGTAAGTGCTACACAAATTTATAATACAGATGTCTCTTTCATCAATTATGATAATCCTGTTGGTGATTTTTCCTATACAGACGATGCTACCAAAAATTTCCAAACTGGTAGTAATGTATATTTTACCTACTTTGGTGGTAGTATAGACAGTACTGTTACATATGACAATGCTAATATTACTAATAACGCATGGACAACACCTAGCGAAGGTAACTATACTGTAATTGCAACCAAATTAGGTGATGCATACTATCGAGACGTTAGTGCTAGTACTACTTTTACTGTATCCCCACCAAATATTACTGATGATTTATATGTCCATTATGATTTTGAATTGCCATTATACGATGCTAATGGTACGGAAATAACGGACGGTTCTATTACTGGAAACAGCACTAATGTTCGTGTATATAATAAAGCATATGATAGTAGTACAAATAGTGACATTAGTTACAATGGATACCTTGCACCATTTGGCGGCGGGGCTCGCTTAGATTCCACTGTTCAAAAATTTGGTTCTAGTTCAGTAAAAATCAACCAGGCACCAGTAAGATCGGATGATGCTTGGAAATTAAATAATGATCAAGGGTATAGTATATGCTTTTGGATGAAAGAAGATTCAGCAAGTGGTCCTTTGTTTGGAATGGATAATGTAAATGGTAATCCATTTTTCGTTATAGAATATAATAGTAGTACACTTACAGTAAATAATAATGGTACCACATTATCATACAATATTAGTGCATTAACTATGACAGATTGGAATCATATTGCTTTTACTATAAGTCCCGATGGTCCAGTTATAACTTGGAAACTATACATAAATGGAAGTTTGGTAAATACTAAAACAGATGGTAATTATTTAGTTCCACAAAATATAAGATCAGGGTATCCAGTAGATTTAATCTTTTTAGTAGATATTGGAGCAAAGCCAGGTTCAAGTAATTATGTAGGCTTTATTGACGATTTCCGCTTTTATAAAACCGAAATTAGTGCCGCACAAGTTAGCGCCGTATATTTCTATACGGGTTAATCGACTACCATAAAATCAAATCTATAAAATAAAAAATAAATATATTTTATTCTATAGGCATATTCATGAAAGGCATTGTATGTATGAATGATTTAGGCGGAATCGGGATCAATAATCGGTTGCCTTGGAAATCGAAATTAGAAATGGATTATTTTCGAAAAGTCACTACCGGAAATGGAAACAATGCGGTTGTCATGGGCCGGAAAACATTTGAAAGTCTGAATTACCGCCCATTGAAAAACCGACGCAATTATGTATTTACTCGCGATGCTACTATATCGGATTACTATGAGGCGGATGTGATTGTAGAATCCAATATAGAAAATATTCTTCTACTGGAACGCGTCTTTGATGAAGTATATGTGATTGGTGGAGCAGAAACCTATCGCACATTTGCTCCTTTTATTGATACCTTTTATGTGACCCAAATTCACAATTGCAATCCATGTGATACATTTTTTCCAGTCGATTTGACCATGTACAAAGAAACATTAATTGATGAACTTGTAGATGAAAATACGCAAATGCTTAGTTTTTACCAATATCATGGGGGAACCTAAAGGTTCCCCCACACCCCTTCCGTTCCACGTAATGCTTATGGGATTGGAAATTCCCACATACCCCCTGCTCAGCGTAATGCTTATGGGATTGGATACATGTTTACAGTACAAAAATAGTATTTTTTCTACTGTACTTTTACCGGGGATTTACTGTAGAAGAATATGGGTTAGTGTGCGAGCAAGCATTGCGAGCCCCTATGTATGTATCTATGTATGTATCTATGTATCTATGTAAGAATGTATGGATGATGGATACATACCTCACCTAGTTCTACATTTTGCTATTCACATGGGCTCGCTTCGCTCGCCCCAGGGGGCATCTCCTAATCCGTAAGCATTACGTGGAACGGAAGGGGTGTGGGGAAACCTTTAGGTTTCCCCATTTAGGTTTCCCCATTTAGTACCGCGACCATTTGTCTCGGTTGAAACTACTGACTCGCAATTGATCTTCGGAATGTTCTTTCCAATAGTCCACTAATTCATCCATTTTCTTTTCTTCTTCTGTACGAGGATATGGCCGGTCTTTACGGGTTTCCATCAATGCCAAATCATTTTCTTTGGCCTTTGGTTTGTTTCCAAAGCAGTTTATGCCAAATTTAATATTGGGATTCGCAAAAAACCCACCATTGACTCCTGGACGGCCACAACTATTTTTGTGTTTCTTCGATTGTTGCAGTTCATTCCAAGTTGACTTTTGGGTGGGGAAAAACGCCATTTGATCGGCTGACCATCCATAATTACACCATTCGGCTCCATTTGTATAAGCCGTTTCAATTTCATCATAAGTGGCTAAACGTGAATCATATGCCCGACAAATTGCCTGAGCATCATCGTAGGTATACAAATTATTGGATAAATTGAACACCTCGGGTGTGGGATTCTCTTTTTTCTCTTTTTCTTCTTCTTTAGCCGCTTCTTCGGGATCCAAGTATTTTTGCAACGATGGGTCTCTCAATTCATCCAATAGATCAATATTAAAAAAGTATTTGAGACAATTGTGAATCACCATGGTCCCGGCTACAAACATTGCAATGGATTGAATCAATAAAATCGAAAATGGACGGTTACCCGAACCCATGCCCAATAAATAAGTGGCCACGAAAAATACCGCTACAAAAAGCAATGTAGAGAACAAATACAAAGGATTATCGTAGAATTCAATAACAGCCGATGTAGTGGATTTTACGGCTCCGCCTTTTCCATCCACACTTTGTTTACGGTAAAAGTATACTAAATATACAATTATGGCTCCAATGACAATAAAATCAAAAATCGTGCTTATACGTGAACTAATGGTACTATCTTCGTTTTTACGCAAATACATACCATAGAAAATGAAAACGACTAAATACACCAACAAAAGTCCGGCTAAAAACATAAATGCAGAACTACTGAATACTGTAGAAACGAGATCTACTGCGGCAGCATTGTCTTTTTTTTCTGATTCTGTTTCTGTTTCTGTTTCTGTTTCCTTTTCTGATTCTGTTTCTGTGTTTGTCTCTGATTCTGTTTCTGTTTTTGTCTCCGTTTCAAACGGTTCGGCATTTATAGGTGCTACTAAACCATTTCTAGATGATGATATCATAATTTAATTAAAATAAATAAAACCAAAAAATGGACAATACAAGATTATATTATACTACAGTATTTTTTTTCACATAAACGAGACAAGAAGCATAAGGTGTCTCTAAATGACGAGTGTCTTCTACTTTTTGTATTTGAATATCATTACAATGGTACCACTGACCGTCTTTTCGTACAAAACATGTATAATGGCCATATTGTACAGTACCCATATGATTGCATATACCCACTAAATCAAATACTTGTTCGGCTCTTTTGTATCCAATACAATAAGAAGACAGATCCAATTCTAAAGGATATTGTACCAGATCATTTATTTTACGGCCATCATAAGAAGATCGATTGAGAGAAATCCAAAGAACTTTAGGAAAACTCCAAAAACATATGTACTTCCGGACATCCTCTTTTCGATTCGTCTTTTCATTGAACCAACTATTTTCTTTTTCCAAAATCTCATTTTGGCTAAACTTATTGAGACAATCGTAGAGATTTAGGGATTTTGATGATTCAGTAGCCGATTTTACCGGAATGGGTAAATTCAATACATTAAATACATCGGGATTAATACAGTAATGCTCCGGGGTGTGCTCATCGCCAATACCAATGCCATTATTATTTTTGTACAGTGGATCAACCATATTGACTAAAACACCCGTACACAAGTCCTGTATTTCACTATACTCATCACGCATATACAAACCCTTTAAATGTTTGTACACTTCCAATGCTAAATTATCGGTATTGTTTTGAGCACGTCCTTGGATTGAAATATGAAATGGTCTTCTCATACAAGAATGGAGAGAAGCAAAAAAGAATTGGATAAATTCGCCTACATCTTCTTGTGCATTTTCCTGGAAAAAAGATAGTTTTTTTTGTTTACTTATTGTTTGTACTGTAGACATAAAACCATTTGGATAGAGACTCTCTCTACGGTCATTGTTTGTCGAAGACTGCATAATAAACATAATATCTCTCCATTGTTTCCATAAAGGATTCTCAATACAAGTAGGGTTGCGCGATGAACTATGGTTTTGTATTATAGTCCATAAAGGATCGATTTGAGACAAAATCTGGATACATGCATTCAAATAACAAGTATTGCCTAAATTCACAATACCTTTAGGAAGAATATCATTTTGTTTTAGTGGTGGTGATGGTTGTTCTACAGTATTATTCATAACCTATATCAATGTCTGTCTTTTGGCTTTCTATACTAAGACCTATTTCTTTTTACGTCCATTTTGTACTTTTAGGATGTTTTGTATTATAAGAAAGAATATGGACAGAGGTCAACATTCTGAACAATGGAATCAAATGTTAGAAGATGCTCTTAATAGTATTTTGAATCCATCCACCACTAATTCAATCACTACAGATATTTCCAATAATAATACACAATCTTCTACAGAAAATCATATTGATAATACTGTAGAATCAACTGACCCTGATCGTACTCCTGCTACTACTACTGCTGCAACAACCACTACTACTACTACTGACACCACTAATACCGCTACTCCTAGAACTACATTTACACAACTCAATGCAAATAATCCATCTTTTCTACCACCGATGACCAATTCATCCACATCTACTGTAGAGACAACAACTACTCCTACTAATACTGACGACGAATTAATAAGCAAATTTACAAGCGACTGGTTTGATTGTATGTACCGTTATCATATGAATGTAAGGCAATATCACCAAAATATCAATCAATTTAACCGGTTATCCAGTAATATTTACAATGATTTAGCAAATCAACGAAGGACCAATCGAATAAATTCTTTAATGGAATCGATAAACAGACATCAACCAGCGTCAATGCTTAATATACCTGTACCACCATTGGGTTCTGCCACTACACCGGGCACAATACCAGTTCAATTCAATAATCCTTCTACAGTTCCTCTTTTCACCAATAATCCACTTTCTTCTATGCCCATTTCTCTCCAAGAACTTTTAGCAAGATCTCCTCCAGGACAACAAATCGAAATACAAGGGTTTACCATTCCAGTTACGGATGGTTATGAACCAGATTCTACTGTACGATTCCCTACCATTGCCCAAATCTACGATGCAACCGAAATTTTCACGTATAATGATGATTCTTCAGCCCGGGTAACTGATACCCGTTGTCCAATTACTTTAGACGATTTTGAATATGGCGAAGAACTATGCGAAATCAAACATTGTCATCACGTTTTCAAATGGAGTTCATTAAGGACTTGGTTCTCTCAAAATACACATTGTCCTGTATGTCGCCATGATATTATAGAAGTCGATACACGTGTGTAATTCAAATCTAGTATTATTTTATAAGAAACCCAAAATTGTTTATTATGAAATTTAAAAAAACGCCTAAATCAAAAGGCAAAACTGTACGGGATGATCTAATCATCCAGTCATTGCCTACATTACCGGTAAAACCGTGGTATGGGGGTCCTGTACAGAAACTGTTTGCTAACTATCCCAGGCTTTTCCGGAAATCCCTAAATCCCATCATGGGTTCATGCAATAGACCCTATTGGTATTCTCTCTACAATCAATTATACAAAGCAAAAACCGAAAGTGATTCAATCTATAATCAATTGGATTTTCAATGGAATACTATTATTCCTAAAGAATCCAAATTCTCCTATATTCCCGATCCTATACAAAAAGTCATTGAACAAGAATGCAAACATACTCTACAGTTTTCATTCCAATTGAACATGGAGAGAACCTACACTATTCATATGTGTTTACCGAAAAAAACTGTAGATGAAAATGGAACATTGCCTAAAGTATTGCGCATTCGGATTCATAAAATGATCACTTGGTTAATTTTCCTAAATCCTATGATCCAATCTTCATGTTCGCAACATGTCTCTATATTTTTCTACGATATTTCGGCTAAAAAGTCGCTCTTTGAATCGAATCATATTCATATTCAAAATAGTAGTTATAAAGAAGAATCCAAATACGAATCCACTGTAGAACCAACAGGACAAATAGAGCCAACAGGACAAATAGAGCCAACAGGACAAATAGAGCCAACAGGACAAATAGAGCCAACTACACCAACTGTACTGGATCGAAAACACATTAATACCGCCTTTACTACCAGTTGTCAATCAGCCACTTCCATTTATGTGTTTAGGAGAGAAGAATCGGAAAAGGTATTCCTTCACGAAACCTGTCACAATTTAGGCATTGATTTTCTACAGTCATCCGATGAAGATATGCAAATGTTGGACCGACAATTACGAGACAACTTTATGCTAAATGATTTCGATATTCGATGGAATGAAAGTTATTGTGAAACTTGGGCACGGATTTTTCACACCATGCTTTTCGTACTATATGAAAAGCCTCAGTCTTCTACTACAACTACCATGACTCGTAGAACAGTAGGGAAAAAACGGAGACAATTGAAAACAGACAATTCTATAGAAATGCCTAAAGTCTTTTATGCAAAATGGAGGAGGTATTTTTATTATGAACAATTATTTTCATTGATGCAATCTACAAAATTGCTAAATCATTATGGATTATCTTTGAAAGATTTAGGAAAAATAGAATTCCGAGAGAAATATCGGGAAAATACACATGGGTTTAGTTATTTTGTATTAACAAGCATTTTGATCTTTTATGTTTCGGACTTCATGGACTTTAGCCATGAAAATAAACTGAGCAGTACTCAAGAAAACACATCGAGTATATCTGTACAGAAAACAGCCACTGCTATTGGTGCCTATGGTAATTTATGGGATGTCAGCAAATGGAGTCCATCTAGTCCGTACTATAAAGCCATGGAAAAAATAGCCATTTATATGAAATCAAAAGACTTCCAAAAAGAGGCTAAATTCAAAAGAACTTTACGAATGAGTCTTTTGGCATCCGGTTAAATGATAAATCCCAAGGGCTTTAGCAATTCTTTGATTTTGGTCCAATGGAAATTATCCCCCGATATGACATCGATATAATTGGGAATTACCATTGCTTTAGGCAAATCAATCACTTTAGGGATTTGAAACATTTCGTAGATCTTGTACAGTGATTTCACTTTATCCGGTTCTATTTTATTCATCTTGGATAACCATTGATAAAAATCCAGTACAGAATCTGTGTTTTTATTTTCCATTTCTCTTTCTCTTTCTTTTTCGTATTCTTGTACAAATGTAGATTTATGTTTAGCATGTTTTTTGTGTTTAGCATATTTCCGTTGTTTCACGTAAGTATAGTAGCAATGAAAAGCATATTGAATCCCCATCGGTTTAGCATCTTTTCCTAAAAGTTGTTGATAATCGGTCCCCAGTAAAATCAAAATTGCGCTAAAGCATTCACTTTGGTACACATGGAGTTGTTTCATAATGGCATCCCGGTCATATAGTTGTACTTCTTCTTTGTCTACATCCCATTCACGCAATACACGGTGACAACCGTAGACAAACATATCCATGTCATCGCTCACACATGCCCATGCTATTTTCCGTTGTAATAAATATGCACATAACACATCGGCTTCTTCTAAAGCATCTATACAACAAACCTCCATGGATTCCAATAGAGTACGAACCTCTTGAATATGTTTCCCGGTTACTTTAGTCGATTCCTTTTTGCACATTTCCATTTTCGCTTCCAATAAAGCACGTTCTTCTACTGTCATTGAAGCCGATTGTTCCGATTCCAATAATTGCTGACATTCCTGGTATTCCATAGAAGCGGCTTTTCTACGGTAATATCGCGCTAACAACACTTCGTGTTTCGCATCGGTCGGTTTTCCATCGAAAACAAAGATCGGTGTGATTTGGTATTTATGACATTGACTTACCATTGTAAAGAAATTCTCCAATAATTTGTTTTTCTCCAAGAAACGATACAAATAAATGCTCGTGTCAAATACCAATGTTTTATTACGGAATTTCCACAATGGTTTAGTCGAAATCCCAGTCTTGCATTGTGTTTTCAAATAACGATTCAAATACTTAATTCCCATTATTATTTTGTTTACTAAAAATATCTTTTTTTTACTAAACAATCCATTTGTAATTAAATTACATTCAATTTTTACCATTTTTTTTACACCCCTAAAATGGAAGTCTGGAATGACCCTTGGAAATCATGAACACCAGTATGAGTAAGGTCGACTCCAATATTGGCATATACAGTTCCACCCATATTGATCCACCGTTGTGAAAATAACCAGTCTTCTGAAAAATAATGCCCATCTTCTACTGTACAGTCAAATAAAGCATATGCATGTTTGTTTTCTTCGGGTTTCAAAAATCCAACATCGTCCGTATAATGAGTCGATGGAAACGCCTCTTGTATATATTCTATAGTTTTCCGTTTGATCATCATAAATCCAGTGGCCAAATGTCTTACAGGAATCAAATTGTTCTTTACTTCTACTTTTTCGGAAATGGCATTGAAATTGTATTTACATGTGAGAAATGACATGAGTGTTTCATCCGATACTGACTGTAGAAAAGGATATTTAGCCTTTTTTGCCTGGCATTGTTCCCAGACTTCACTCGTTTTGAACCGGTCCCATTGAATCTTTTTCAATGGATAAATCCCACCTATCACTAATTTATCGTCCAATAATAATCGGATTACATCTACAGGTTTCCACGTAATATCACTGTCAATAAATAGAATATGGGTCATTTGTGGATTGTTCATGGCTTTGGCTACCAAGTTATTACGAGCCCGCGAAATCAAACTGTCATTTCTACAAAATGCGATTTCATAACGAATATTGTATTGGTTCAATAAATTGGTGGTAGACAGTAGAGAAGTTGTATAATTCACATGGCACATACTACCATAACACGGAGTTAATATATATAGATAAGGGTTTTGGGTTTCAATAAAGGTTTTGAGTTTTTCGTCCATTTGTTATTGCTTTGTATTTAACGTATTATAAATAAGATTTCATTATTTATACTACTTTTTCAATTGAACATTTTTAAGGTCTACTAAGCCATTGAGAGATGGAATCATATGTACGGTCATCTTGAAAATATTCTACGGTACGTGGGTCGCTTTTTCGGATACGGAATATTGTAGGAAAGCCTTGGCTTTTTAACATGGTATCTGCATTTTGGAGAGAATAACGACGGTTGAAATCATCAATTGCTTGTTGATAAGGATCATTAGGACTGCTCATGACTACGTGAATATCATGTAATGGAATATCTTTGTGATTGTGTATGACTCTATCCCATTCTGGTTGCATTTGTACACA